AGAAATTGGGGAACTAAAGGCTTTGTTTCCTAACACATCATTTCCAGCAAACGGGCCAAACTCAGATTGGTATACAGAAAATAATGTAATGTCTGTCACTGTTGGATTGTCTTTTGATCCAACAAAGCAAAAACAAGAAAGTGTTGACCCCTATGTTAATGATGGTGTGGTGTACACGGTTAGGCTAGTTGATCTAACAGATGACGAAAAAACTGCTTATGCCAATGCTCAGAATGCAAAACTTGCTACTTTGCAGCGGGCTAATAGAGATGCCTTGTTAGCTGAAACTGATTGGATGGTAGTCAAAGCAGCAGAAACAGGTGTAGCTTTGGCTGACAACTGGAAAACCTACCGTCAGGCGTTAAGAGATTTACCTACTCATTCTAACTGGCCTAATCTTAATTCTCCAGGGCCAGACGGTAGTGGTGATAACGATTGGCCTGTAAAGCCTGGTGGATAAGTTGGAAGCACATGAGCGTGAATGCGCTCTTAGGTTCAAAAGCATTGAAGAACGCTTAGAACGTGGATCTGCTAGGATGGATCGCATGGAATACCTTTTGTGGGGTGTATATCCGTTTATTTTAGCTTCAGTATTTTTAGCGCGGTATCTGTGAAAACCCATGTTAGAAGTCGCAGCAGTTCTGTCAGCCCTGAAGGCTCTGAACGAAGGATTAGCTACCCTCAAGGAAACAGCAGGTCATGGAAAAAGTTTACAAGGTCTGGTTGGTAAATGGGGAGAAGCTTCAGAAAAATATAATGACGTAGAAAGAGCGAAAGCTGGCAAGATGTCATACAAAGAAGCTCTGGCTATGGAATCTGCTAAACGTCAACTAGAAAACTTTGATAGACAGTTTAAAGATATTTGCCTAATACAAGGTCAAGGAGACTTATATAACTCTGTTAAAGCTAGGATGGAAGAGTCTCGATTAGCCCATGAGAAAGAAGTTGCAAGGATTAGAAAAAGAAGGAAAGAAATTAAAGGGTACATACAGTTAGGTGGCACAATTGCATTTGCCTGGGTGTTTTTTATGCTGTGTGTTTGGGCAGTGGTGTGGGTACTGGAGAATAGTCCCGTTGAATGATTATAGCCTTCTTATTAGTGGTAATAGTCAGCGGCGAGACTGTTTCTGATGACAGAATGCTGTTTGAAAGCATTTATAGATGTAATGAGTTTGCCATTGCAATTGAAGAAGGGCGAGGTAGTTCAGAGAATATAAAGAGGTATCGAATGCAAAAGAATGTAAGTGCGTACTGTATCCCTAAAATGGTTCCACGTGGAACAGAGTTATTTGAATGATAAAAATAGTATCAGTTTTAATAATATTATTAATTTCTAGCTGCTCTTCGATACCAACTTGCGGCACTAAATCTATAAAAATACAGTTACCTTCAGCGGTTCCTTTTATGGGCAATGAGCCGTTTGAAATATCCAGAAGCAATGACCACGTTGATTGTGAATTAGATCCTGATGAAAGGAATCCAGATGATTAGTCATCAAGATCTCAGTCATTATTGCGCTGAAAGCTATCGAGAGTCGGACTTTGAAGAAGCCAACATTGAAGTCATTGTCAGGGAGAATGTATTCGCTTTTCGCGGAACAGATGAACCTAAAGACGCGATTCGAGATCTGAGAATCCTGCCACTTTGGACACGTGAACTCGGCTGGTGTCCGGCGGGATTTCTCAGGGCATCTAAAAGGCTGGTTAATAAAGTGACCAGTGTTTGTTTAGAGCGAGACATAGATCATAAAAAGATTGAGCTAACAGGGCATTCCTTGGGTGGGGCAGTTGCTCTAATCGTTGGTGCTCTGATGACCAGGGATGAGATACCACCGTTACAAATCGTAACATTTGGCGCACCCAGATGTGGACGATTAAAGATATTAGACGGGGTTCCAGTGACGCAATACAGACACGGCAAGGATATTGTGCCGTTGGTTCCCCCTCTAATGCGAAGACATACAAAGCTGTTAGAGTTTGGCAAGCCTGGGAAGAGCTATATTAAAGATCATTTCATGTTGAACTATGTAAAGATGAATAAATCTCCAGATTATTACTGATGAACCCTAAAAAACTAGAACCAGAAAGCAGCTACGCTAGATATGACACTGACGGTGATGGTGTAGTGACTGATGATGAGCTAGAGATTAGTGCGCGACTGCAAGAGCTGGAGATGCTTCACGAAAAAAGTACGGCTCAAAGGAATATGGTTTGGTTCGCCTTATTTGGAATGCTCCTGTACCCGTCTGGCGTAGCTATCTGCTCTTTTTTAAACATGGACGATGCTGCTGTTTTGCTGAGTGATATGGCAAATATGTACTTTCTGGCTACGGGAGGTGTAGTCAGCGTGTTCTTTGGAAGTCAGGTATTTGCAGGTAAGAACAAATGATGGATCTGGCAGTAGGCATGTTTTTAGGGTTTTGTATTGGTTATATCGTTGCGAGGTATAGATGAGCGTTGACGTAACACAAGTGTATGAAGAAATAGCCGCTGATGAAGGGAAAATCCTGCACTGTTATATGTGTAGTGAAAACCACAAAACAGTAGGTATTGGTCATAAAGTGTTACCAAATGACCCAGAAGCTAATCTTCCTGTACACGGAGCCTATGATAATGTCCCTGAAGAAGAGGGAATTACTGAAGAACGGTGCTATGAGCTATTTCAAAATGACATACAAATAGCTATAGAAGGTTGTCAAGTAATATATGATAATTGGGAAGAACTCCCCCAAGAAATGCAGCATATTTTAACAAATATGTGCTTTCAACTAGGACAAGGTGGATTAAGCAGGTTCAAAAACATGAATTCTGCTGTATCACAAGAAGCCTGGGGTATGGTTTCGCTCGAAATGATGGATTCAAGGTGGGCGCAACAGACTCCAGAACGTGCTGCAAGGCTAAGAGATAGAGTTTTAGCCATGACAGGGGAAGAATAATGGCCCTAGCAGGTCTTTTTCAGAATATAGGCGTAGATGATGCTGCTGAAGCTAAAGCAGTTATCGACAAAATCCTTAACCAAAGGACATCTGAGCTTACGCCTCAACAGCAGGGAATGCTTGGAACAGGTATCTATAGGGATATTTCTGAGCAACTAGACGTTAAAGACGCTGCTGGCAACCAGATTACCCGCACCAGTAAGGTAACTCTTCCTTCAGGTCAAATTGTTGAATCAAGGCACTCACCTAGAGTAGCGGCTTCTGCTTCATCAGAAGAAAACACTATACCAGAAGATCTTATTCAAAGTGCTGGGCAACAAGTAGTTCAAGATCTAAATGAAAATAGTCCGTTAATGCCTGACAAGATAAGAGATTACTTTGACAGGCAAGATGATGAAGGGAAAGCGTGGTTAAACAAAGTTTGGAATCAGGCGCGACAATACGAAAATAAGTTTAACGATATAAATACTTTATTAGCTTGGGCAGCAAGTTTCGATAGAGATGGCGATGGAGAGCCTGATTTTGGCCCACCTCCTTGGGAGCAACCACAAGTAAAATCTGTAGATGTAGATCAAGAAGGCGGCGAATTAAATTTAGATAATTTTATAGACTCTGTTTTAGATGCAGACGATGAATTAATGAATGGGGAGGTTCCTGACCAAGAAACGCCAGAATATTATGCAAATCAATTTGCAGCAATAGCTGATGAAGAAATAAGAGCAAAGTTGCAAGGTACATCTGTCGCTACAGGTGCAGATCCTACAGTAGAGGAAGAACTGCATGATTGGCTATTACAACAAAGCTTATTAGGCGGCGGTTTTGCTATTCAAGTTTATAACGAAGAAAACAGAAATAAGCAAAAAGGAACTTATTTAATAATTCAGCCGCCCATTCCTTTAATAATGGGAGATCCAATAGAAATTCTAATTAGGGATGAAAATGGCAATTACGCTAATGCAGAAGGAGAAAATTACTTAACAAAAGGTACAATAGATGCCGCTAATCAATTATGGGAAAACACGTTAGCTATTCCAGGAAAGATTAGAGATAAAGCGTTAGAAATTATTAATACGGTTATGGGTGAAGGTGATCCTGACCGTATTGATTTATCAGGAAACATATTTGACAAAGCTGGTATTTTAATAGGAAATATTTTCGATGAAGAATTTAAAGGCCTGTTAAATGAAGCTCAATTCCAAAGAGGAGTTTTGCTTGGAGATATTATTGGTTTATTGCAAACCGATATAGATGAGTGGCACGAAGGCAACAGAGATATATTCCCTAATAGCCCAATATCAATGGCTGGATCAGAACAGCCAAGTGAGTCAGAGCCTAATGGTCAAGAATCTGACCAAGAATCTAATCAAGAATCTGGCCAAGAATCTAATCAACAGTCTAGTCAAGAGTCGTCAGATAGTGCTGATGACACTTTGCCTGGTGGTTTAAATCAGCAACCCCAAGATGATGATTCCTCACAAGACAACCAAGGTGGTCTTGGTACAGGACTAGACAACGACACAAACAGAAACAACAGAAAGCGAGAAGAAGAAAATCCAGGTGGAGGTAAACCACCAGCAAAGGATGTGTTAAATCAAGGCCCAACAAAAGATACACCAGATGATAAGGATACTGGTGGGCTAATAGAAGGCCCTAGCACTGTAGATAGTTGTTTTGTTGCTGGAACAATTATCAATATGGCAGATGGATCGTTTAAAAATATTGAAGATATACAGTCTGGTGATGTTGTTCTTGCAAAAGACGGGTTAACAGACATTGTTTCTAGCGTTCACGATATTTCTGAAGAGGTAAGAACTCTTTGGACTATAAACAATAGAATTGTTGCAACAGAATCTCATCCGTTTCTTACTGAAGAAGGTTGGAAGTCTAATAATTTGGAAGCTTCAAAAGCACTTTATAGTTCTGATGGCATTGAAGTAGGAAAATTATCTGTAGGCGATAATCTTGTTTCTATTAACGGACTAGAAAAAGTTGAAAGTCTTTCAAGCGAAGAAAAGCTAGTAAAAGTTTATAACTTTACAACAGCAACAACGCACACTTATGTAGTTGATGGAGTAGTTGTTCACAATAAAAGCTTTAAAGACGACGATTCTTCTAAAGACGACGATCCCCCTTTTGTATCAGAAGATTCTACTGAAGTTGTAGACCCTCCTGTTACGTCTCCTCCACCAGATACATCTGGCCCACCAGAAGATACTCCACCTACTAGCGGCGGCGGTGGTGGTAGCGGAGGAGGATTGTTTGGAATCGAAGGTTTATCTTACATGGATAGATTAGGTTATAACTTTCCTCAATTTGTGGGGGTAGAGATGCCTCAAACAGATTACAACCGTCAACTTAATAGATTAATAGAAGAGAACCTGTTCTCTGACACTAAAAAAGGAATGTTCGGCTAATGACTTATCTAAATTTAGTAAACAGTGTCCTTAGAAGACTAAGAGAAGTAGAGGTTACTACTGTTGGTTTTAACTCGTACAGTAAATTAATAGGCGATATTGTTAATGATGCCAAGGATCTTGTAGAAAGTGCGTGGGATTGGTCTGCATTAAGAACAACGATAGCTATTAATACATCTTCTGGCACATCTAATTACTCTCTGACAGGTAGCGCAGATAAAGTAAAAGAGTTAAATGTTATTAATGATACATCCAATCTTGTCATGCAATACCAGACTAATAACTGGTTTGACGAGCAATATCATATAAACACTCCGCTTTCTGGCGCACCTAGGTACTACACTTATGGTGGTGTAGATACTAACGGCGATCAAACAATAGACGTTTATCCTAAACCTGATGCGGTTTACGCATTAAGAGTAGATGTTGTAAAGCGAAACGCAGTATTAAGTGCTGATTCAGACACTTTAGATGTTCCAGAGTCTCCTGTTATACAGCTTGCTGTAGCCCTGGCTACTAGAGAACGTGGAGAAACAGGCGGTACGTCTACAGCAGAATACTTTCAGATTGCTAACAGATATCTGGGTGATGCTATTGCACATGATGCGGGTAGACACCCTGAAGAACTAATCTTTTATACTCCTTGAGAATAATATGGCGCAACAGTTAAGCAGCATTAACCTTGTCGCACCAGCGTTCAAGGGCATAAATACAGAAGATTCTCCGTTAGCTCAAGACCCTTCTTTTGCTGAAGTTGCTGATAATGCTGTAATTGACCAGCGTGGACGTATTGCTGCTCGTAAAGGGCTTAGTGTTACAACAACAAACAAAACAGAACTGAGCGTTAACAGCCTTAGAGCAATCAAAGAGTTTAAGAATTCTGCGGGTGCAACTAAAATATTTTCAGTAGGTAATAATAAAATATTAAGCGGCACAACTACGTTAGCTGATGAAACTCCTGGTGGTTACAGTATTACTGCTGACAACTGGAAGATGGTTAACTTTAACGACAGTATTTATTTTTACCAACGTGGTTTTCAGCCGTTAATTTATAATGCTATTGCATCGGGCACATCAGGTGGTGCTAATAGTAATGTCGTTACGTTAAGCTCAGTTAATAGTGCTGCTGGCTTAACATCTGCAATGTACGGCAATGAAGTTCTTGCAGCGTATGGTAGGCTGTGGACAGCCGACTTTGCTACGGATAAATCCACTATTTACTGGTCTGACCTGTTATCAGGGCATATCTGGACAGGAGGCTCATCAGGATCTATAGATATTTCTAAGGTATGGCCTGATGGGTTTGATGAGATTGTTGCTTTAGCAGCTCACAACGAACATTTGATTGTTTTTGGCAAACGAAGCATTGTTGTTTACTCAGGCGCAGATACTCCTGCTTCAATGACGTTAAAAGATACAGTATCGGGCGTGGGCTGTGTAGATAGAGACACTGTACAGTACACAGGCACAGACGTTTTATTTTTGTCTCACACAGGTCTTAAAAGCTTTGGCAGGACTATTCAAGAAAAGTCTATGCCTATTAGCAGTTTGTCAGGAACAATTACTAAAGACATTATTGCTTTATTAAGAGCAGAAACTAGTTTTTTCAGATCTGTTTACTACCCAGAAGAAAACTTTTATTTGCTAGGTTTTATAGGCCAGAACACTGTATTGTGCTTTGATGTTCGTGGGACTATTGAAGAAATGAGTTCTTATAGAGCAACTCGATGGCCTGCAACTGGATTTACTTGCTTTGAGCGCAAAGACAACGGCGAATTGTTAATTGGTAGCTCTAATGGTATAGGTAAATATACAGGCTATAATGACAACAGCGGGACTTACAGGTTTATTTATAGAAGTCCTGAGTTGTCTTTTGGTGATCCTGCTAAACTAAAGTTTTTAAAAAAGATAAGACCTACAGTATTTGGTGGTGAAGGAGCTACCTTATTCTTTAGGTGGTCTTATGACTTTAATACCTCATCAGGGTCTAGCTCAGTTACATTGTCTGACCATGCTACTTCTGAATTTAACGTAGATGAATTTAATATTGGGCAGTTTTCAACAGGAAAGTTTTTGTCAAGAAAGAATGTAAACGCTTCTGGTAGCGGTGGAACGCTGTCTATTAACATGGAAGCTGACGTTGACGGAAAAGAAATATCGTTACAGGAAATAAACGTACTTGCGCTATTAGGTAAAACGCTATGACGAATATAAAGATTAAAAGAGGAGTCTGCTAATGAGTCCAATAAAAAACTTTTTTAAAGACTATGGAGCAGAGATTGCAGGCGCAGGATTAGGCGCATTAGGAATTGATCTTGCTCAAAAAGCACTGGATGAAGTGGGGGATGTTGGCGAAGATGTTGCGAAAACTTTAGCAGGGGCGCAAATTGATCCTGTTACTGGACTGCGTACAGGCGGTTTAGCTTCTGCTATTGATGAGCGTCTGGAATTTCAGCCATATACAGTAACAACTGCAACAGGTAGCGATTTCGGCATGATGCAAATGCCAGAAAGAATCATACCAGCAGGAACCACGTTTCCAGATGGATCTGTTTCAACAGAAGACGTAACTATTCCGTCACAAATGGACTATAGGTTGAGCTTGTCTCCTAATGAGCAAGCGTTCTATGAGCAACGGTTAGCAGACGCTGGCGGCATGTTTGATCGGGCTGGAAAGTCTACTGTAAGTGTCATGCAGGATGATGGAACAACCGAAGAGGTTTTAAGAGAGCAGCAGGTCTTTGATCGAATGATGGCGGCAATGGCTCCGCAAAGAGAGCGAGATCGTCTTGCTCTTGAGCAGCGATTGCAAAATCAAGGGCGGTTAGGTGTTCGTACAGGTATGTTTGGTGGAACCCCTGAACAACTTGCGTTAGCGCAAGCTCAAGCAGAGGCAGAAAATCAAGCTATATTGAACGCTATGCGGTTTGCAAGGGAAGAGCAAGAAAGCCAAGCAAGACTAGGTGCAGGTATGCTAGCTGCTGGTTATGTGCCGCAGGCTCAACTATTAGGCGCATCACAGCCTGGAATGACAGCAGCAGAGCGCAGAAGACAGGCTATATCTCAGCAAACTGGAGCTTATGGCGAAACCTATGCTTCTGGAATACAAGGATTGCTACAGTCTGCCCTGGCTCAAGCTAACATTGCTGGTGGTGTTGGCGGCAGCATAGCAAAGGCTGCATTAGGCGGCTTATTTGGGAATTCATAAGGAGATCGGCAATGGCTAGAATAAATTTAGACTTTGGCTTGCCTGACTTACGGGCTGGATTAATGGGCGCAGCTGGTGCGGTTGGCGGCATTGGTGCAGGGATAAAAGAAAGACGTTTCCAGAAAGACCTTTTAGGCATTGATACAAAAACTTATGCGGGGCAAATAGAATATCAACAAAAACTGTTGGCTAGAGAAAAAGATCCTAGAGTTCGTTTGCAAATTCAAAGTGAAATTAATCGTTTAGGGCGAGCGCAATCCGAAGCAGATTCAATAAATGCTTATATAGCTGCAAATCCAGATATGCCAGCAGATCAAATAGCTCTTTTAAAAAATAAACTAATTACTGTTGCTCAAAGCAACCAAATAAATCAACAAAGAGACAAAGATAAAGCAATAGCTGAACTTGGATTAGATTCAGATATTCAAAGATTAGCTAATCGAGGAGTGTTAAACCCAGCGGCGGCTATATCTCAGCAAGAAGAAAGGCAAGCTCAAGAAAATGAGACTAGAAGGGCGGTAAATTTAATGAACGCCCTTCAAGAAGCTGGCGAAGGCGACTTAGCTGAAAAGTTTATGAGAGGAGAAATAGAAAAAAATGACGCTACTAAAATTCTTGCACAAAGTATAAAAAATAAAGCGGAGGGTCAAATAAGAAAAAATATATTAACTGATAAATATGGCGAAGAAAAAGCCAATCAAATTATTAATGATGTAGGTAGTATTTCTAGGCTTGGTGAACTTGATAATGCGGCTTTTAACG